AAACTACAGCGTAAGCAGTAATAAAAGATCGTGTCAATCTTATGTTGAAACTATTTTTCATAAACATCAAATCAGCACCAATTTCATTACATCTCTGTAAAGATTTAATTTTAAACTTACCTTGTTTAAAATCATTTCTTGTTTCTCTCCACATTGAGTATCCGCCTGCAAGTAAAAATATTGCACACTCTAGTGGCATACAATATTGTTTAGTCATTGCTTTGACTATCTGATAATCTTTTTTACCATTCTCAATATGAAAGTTAAGATAAGCAGTCATTGGCCAATTTTTTCTATTGGCATTCATAATAGCTACATCGAATTCATTTTCGAATTTGCCTCTTATGTATCTGACTGGTTTACCTAACTCTTTTCGAGCTTGTAAAGTATGTTGACCATCAACAACCTCATCATTCTCGTTGATAAAGATGGGAAGATCAAGATCTTTTTTCTTCATTTCCCGCATCAAACGTTGCACGTGCCCTTTATCAATTGCACGATTTCCTTTTACAGATCGGAACATACTATAATCACGTGTAATGTGAATTATATTACTATCCTTCTGTTTTTTTGGTTTAGACATTATACATCCTCACTTAGGTTAATTGCATCAATTTCATCGTGGACTAAGTCAGAAGCTGTCCAAACATTTAAGGGATAAACAGCTTGACCATCTAATACCAATGGAACCTTTGCAAGTTTATTTATTTGATCTTTAAAATGATCATCTGATGCTTCCATCGGTTGACCATCGATCGTGGTAGATTGTGTTTCAGAAAGTACGTTGTCCATTTCTTTAACCCAATCATTAAACGCTTCAGATTTACATTTCATATTCATGCACCTCTGCGGCTTTTAATTCTAATAGTATCTTTTTCATCTTTAACATGATAACCTCATAATTAGTTTACTTTTACAATATAAACATTTAAATGGGATTTGCAAGGAAAAAATATAAAAAAATGTTATAGGATAATATAAGACTTTTATGACTAAATTTGTTTTAATTTTATATATGTGTAGCACTTTAAGTGGCCAGTGTCCGAATAGCGTTATCGCGGGGTATTCATTCGATAGCCACACAGCCTGCGTTGAGTTTGGGTATCGAGCCGCACATAATACTTTTAAAAATCTTAAAGAAGCAGATCCTGACCTATTCACAGATGAATATGTGGAAAATAGCAGACTTGCTGTCAAATTTGAATGTAAGCCTGTTTCTGTGCCAAAAGACATTGTCCCTCCTCCAAAACCAAAAGTGACTACTTAGAATGATTATAAAAAGGGTTGCATTCTCATCACATAATGATATATAATCTTACATGAAGCTATATCGAGTCCAAGCTAGATGCATGAACATGTATTTCGATAAGACGCTTGAGGCTGAAAATGATAAAGCTGCTCTCGAGGCATTTTCAAATGGTGTTACATCGGGAGAAATAGTAGGTGCGGATGAGGGTTTTTATGGAAATCGTGTCTACATAACATTTGAGGAGGTAGACAGAGATGTCATTACAACAATTGGTGTCAGAGAAACTTCAATTGGAGTCCAAGTGGGCAAACAAAGCGTTGGAACAGGGGAGAGTAACACCTGAAATGAAGTGGATGGACATTAAAATTAAAGACCTTAGAAAACAAATCAATGACCAAAGCGTTGTTGACGTTAAAAGGTTACTAGATATAGCTAGTTAAAAACTAGCAACTCAATTTTTTTTTAAAAAAATCACAGGGGACTTTTGCCCTCAAAGTAAAGTGACTTTTGAAAAATTTAAAATCCCATGAAAACCCAGAAAGCTGCGAATTGTCGCACCAATTATTAAACACCCTAAAACTTCATTGCTCTAGAATTCAATAAAAATTTTTTTTCGTAAAAAAAGTGAAAACCTNAATATGTTATAATAGGAGATAAAAAGTTTTTTATAAATTTTTTATTAGTGATGTGACAGCTCACTTAGTTATTAAACATCGTGAATATGATCCGGCTTAACTAAAGAGGAGTGACTATGAGTATAAATCAAACTCTAACTAAGTTAGACTCAATGATGGCAACGTTAGATGTCAAATACAATACCATGAAAAAATATCAGGATTGTAATTCTACATTGCCTAAAGATCTACCTTACATAACTAAAGCTGAAGCACAGAGAGCCTACAGACTTTTAGTTAGAAAATTCGGAACTAAACAAGTTCCGGGGTATAAAGGATATGGATCTCAAAGAGATAAAACTTGGATTAGAAGAAAAATGTCCGTAAGAGAAATAAGACCATTAAAATTAATTAATGGATCTTATAAAAGATTTAAATCTTATGAGACATGGACTAGAAAATGTTGGATATGTCTTTCTGGAAATCCTTCACTATTACATAATGGTTGGAGAAGATTAATCCATGACGTATCTCACATGGTTCATAAATGGTTAAGACCAAATATGAATCATCATTGTTTCCAACAAGCTCAATTAGAATTGGACATGATAAAATATGTTCAATTCAAAGGTTGGCTCAATGGTACTTTGAAAAAAAAGGTTATTGTTCTTACACCTGAAGATAAAAAGCTTAAAAAAATAAAACATCTTGAAGCTTTAGTAAAAAAGTGGGAGCGAAAAAGTAAAACAACTTTAACTTATTTAAGAAAATACAAAACTAAGTTAAAGAGATTAACTAAATAATAATTGCCGGATCATGTTCACAAACTATTCTTTTGCTTCACCCCAACTTTTCCCCATAGCAACATCAACACTAAAAGGCACTTTGAGATTTTCTATAGCTGTTTCCATTTTTTGTTTTATCGGTTTTATATCTTCTTCTGAATTTACGGAAAAACATAATTCATCGTGTATTTGTAGCATTGGTTTATATCCTGCTTTGTAACAATCAATCATGGCTTGCTTAGTTTGGTCTGCCGCTGATCCTTGTATCAATCTATTCAAAGCTTTATAAGTAAAAGCTCTTCTGATATTATTTCCATAAATTGCCTTAGCCTCCTCATATTGCATGGCTTTATTCATTCCGAAGGTAGCAGGCTCCCACATGTCAAATCGGCATTTACGCCCCCTTATTGTCCGAATAAACCCATACTTTGAGGCACTATTAGTCACCTCATTAGCTAATTTTTTAACAAATGGCACCCTATCATTATATTTAATTAAAAGTCTTTCAGCATTATCTTTATCTATACCTAACTCTTTTGATAATTTTGCCTTTCCCATACCATAAAACAATCCTAAATTAATTGTCTTAGCTTGAGTTCTAGAGATGCCGGCCATGTCCGCCACTAATTGATGGAAATCTGCTTCCTCGTTTTGGTAAGATTTTATAAAATCATCTGCTCCAGTAAAATTTGCATTTACCGAGGCGGCATAGTGGGCAACCAATCTAGGCTCTTGTTGTGAATAATCAAAACTACCCCATTGTCTTCCCTCTTCAGGTAAAAACAAACTTCTAATTTTATCTCCAAACTCTTTATTTCGTGCAGGTATCTGTTGAAGATTAGGATTAGAATAAGATAATCTTCCCGAAACCGTCCCCCCTTGATCAGATCTTAATTGATTTATCTCCGAATGTATTCTGCCCTTATAAACATATCTTTGTATTGAGTCTATAAATGTTGAATGAAATTTATTTATTTCTCTAGCTTGTCTAACTAATTGCGCTATTGGGTTATTACAATTAACTAACCAGTTTTGGGTAAAACTGGGTTCATCGCTTTTCGGTGTCCGTGGGTAATCAACACCTAACCTATCAAAAACTTGCGCTACAGATCTAGCCGCCCATATGTCAACATCAATTGTTGTTTCTTTTTTTATTTTACCTAATAATTCTGTTTCTTTTATTTTAAATTCTTTTTTTAATTGTGAAGCTTTCTCTTCATCTATTCTTATTCCTGTTCTTCTCATGTCAATGAGAATAGGTAATAATTCCATTTCCATATCCCAAACATCGTTCAAACTTTGTTTTGTGATCTCAGATTTTAAGCGTTGCCAAAGGCGTAGGGTTAACCCTGCATCTTGCTCTGCATAGAAGCCTACGTAGCCCGCAGGCAGTCTCCACAACTCACCTTTTGCATCAATTCCCCATTCTTTAGCTTTTTCGTTTAAAAACGTTTCATTCTTAATTTCGCCTAAATAATCTTTTGCACAAGAATTTAAACTAAAACTAAATCTATTTTCATTAACGATTGCGGCTGCGATCATGGTATCTACTATGTTACCATTTATTTCAAAACCATTTACCAACAACCACCCAACATCATAACTGGCATTATGAAAAATTTTTGTTGCAGGAGTTTTTAAAACATCTTGCATCCACGCTGTGGTAATACCAACATCCATATTACCTCCCGCATCATGTTGAATTGGAAAATACCATTGTTGGTCAAAAGCCGCTACGGCAAAACCAACTATTCCCCCATCAAATGTGGCCCAACCTGCACCCTTAGTTTTAATATTTGGATCTTTGGTTTCTATATCAATTGCAATTTCTTTTGCTTGAGATAAATCTGGATACTCACTTGGACAAGTCCAATCACTATCGTTATAAATAAAATTAAGTTGATGAGTCATTTAGAATTTGTAGTCAGCATGTGCCTTACAATTGTTGTATATGGATTTAGATCTATATCTTTTGCGCACCCAGTCAGGGTCATAACAATACCAACTATAAATATAAAACGGATCATATTTCATCTAATATTTCTAATAATAATATAAATAATTGCTAAACCAATCATTAAACAAACTAAGTTGTAAAGAAACATACCTAATCCAAATCCTGTAGTAATCATTTTCTTTTTTTGTCCTTTAATTTTTTTATTTCTAAATCACAATAATGTTTTATTTTTTCTAAATCTTCTATTCCATTTTTATGTTTATATCTACAAACGTATTTTATTACGTTGCCTTGAAAGAACGTGAGTTCATTTTTTGATATAAATTCAAAAGGTTGAATGGTAAAAAATTTATAGTGAGACCCTCCAATTTGTTTATCTTGAGGAAAAACATCATCAAACATATCTTTATCTGTCATAATTTAAACTCTTGTAGTATTCTTATTTTTTCTTCGGCTTGTGCTATTTTATCAACTAATTTATCAGCTTCTTCTATGTGTTGTGGATGTTCTCCTATACCCACTGGTTTTTCTAAATAAATCTTTAAAGTTGCCTCTGCTTCTGATATTTGAGCATTATATTTATCTTCTAATGCTTGTAGTATTGCTCTTCTAAGCTCTTCCATAATTTGCCTCGTAAGTTTTGTAATATTTTCCTAACGGAAAATTATATTGATGATAAGTTCCTAAAAGATGTAAAGTGCCTTTTGATCTGGTTGCCCCGGTATACCAAACTCTAAGTTCTTTGGCTTTCTCCTTACTATTCTTTTTTTCAAAATGAGAAGGAAAATTACATTTGCTAGAAAGAACTACATTATCAGCTTCTCCACCTTTAACCTGATGTATGGTATCAATAATTATTTTAGGTGGTTGTGATAAATCAATCTTTTCCCGCATAAGTTTTTTAAAATATTGCTTATCCCTATCTTTAAATTTTCTTTTAAAAATATCAAGCCAATTTCCTTTCTCTTCTCGCATACCGCATCTTAGATGTAATTCATCAAAATTAAACACTTGATTTGGGTGAGCAAAACTCCATCTTTTGCTATCTTGAGATCTAAAACCATGGTCTATATTTAGAAGATATTGATACATAATACAGGCCTCTTCTCTATTTAATGATCCGCCCTCACAAATTTTCTCCCAGTATTGAATAGCTTGATATTGATTTACCTCAAAAGATTTATTGCCTTTAACATCTTGATAGTACAAAGACAATTCTTTTGCCTCTTGTTGTAATTCTCTTTTTACATCATTTATTCTAGCTAATACTAACCAACTACCTTCTAAATCCCAAGGTACTTTTTTTAAGTTATTCCAATAAAATATGTCGCCCTCTTTTTGGTTTGAGTAAAACTCTTTTTCTATTCGATTATCTTTCATACCTAAAAGTAAACATTTAGAAAAAAAATGCACTTGTTTATTTAATCTTACAGATTTTTTTAATATAATATTACGCCCTGGAAATGTTTGAAAATGTTCGACATCTGCACCATTCCATTCATAAATTGCTTGATCATCATCTCCTGCTATATAAACTCGCCATACATTTTTAGCTAACTTAACAACCATGTCCCATTGCAGAGGGGTAAGATCTTGAGCTTCATCGACCATTAAAATTTTAATTGGTAGACCGCCCCCATCAGATACAAACTTTTCTACCATATCAGTAAAGTCTAATCGATCCGGTGTCCGTTGTCCGTTCTCCATTTCCATTGTTTTAAACTGCTCGTACCCTGCTACAATTGATTTAAACTGCTGTAATCTAACACCTTTTCTTGTTTGTTTTTTATATAACCAGACAGGATCAACTTTCATATTTCTAGCTCGATCATAAAGTTGTAAAGACCAATTGTTATAAACCTTTTGATCATCCCAGCTTTCTTTAAAATTAATTTTAATTGTGCCATATTCAGTGTGAAAGTTTAATAAATCAACTTTAGGATCTAAAACTGGTATCTCAGCAAATTGTTGTCTCGCTAAACTATGTAAAGTTCTAAAATATTTAAACCGATCCTCATCTATATCTTTAAATTTTTTTCTAATACGACTAACACATTCATCAACAGCTTTATTAGTAAATGAGATGTAACAAATTTCTTCTGGTTCAAAACCTTTTCTCAAATACATTTGTACTCTTTTTAATAAATTTTCTGTCTTGCCAGTTCCGGGAGGACCAAAAATTTTAATTGTCTTCCCATGCAGCTTTTTTCTTAGTGAACTTGACATCTTTATTCTTATGCTCCGTTTGTTTTGGTAGATTAACAACCCAGTGTCTAGTGTCAATGTTTTGAAACTTCTTTTTAGGTTGCGCTCCACCTTGTTCTAAAAATCTTGTACAATCTCTTTCAGACCAGTTGTAGCCCATTTTTTTCATAAATTTTCTAAACGTTTCTAATTTGAAACGCATTTCGACCTTATCAATCCAAATATTTCCAGAATCAATTTGATCAAACTCAGTAGTATCCTCAGTATCTTCTAAAAATTGTGAGAGTCTAGAATTAAATACATCTTCTCTTTCTTCATGT